GGTTCAGGGCATCCAGCGCCGCCTGCACCAGCTCGGCCTTGTCGAGATCCTGGTGCACCTCGTCGAGCAGGTTCAGGAGGGCGTCTTCGTTCAGGCCGTCCAGCGAGGCCTTGAACTCGTCCAGGTGCGCCTTTGAGGCGCGGCGCAGCTGCTCCTCGGCGATCGCCTCGAGCACGCCCTTGCGGCCGGCGCCACCGCTGGTCTTGTCCTCGAGACCGGCGAGCAGCGGCAGCACGTCGTCGGCCAGGCCGGCCAGGCCGGCGCGCACCTCGGCGACGGTGCCGCCGAGGAAGTCGCGCAGGTCGATGTCGTCATCCGCCGCGACCGGCGGTTCGTCCGCCGCTGCCGGCTTCGGATTGCGCACATGTGCCGGCACCAGGTCGGCCGGCAGGATGCGCGTCTCGCCGGGCTGGACGGCGCAGCCGGCGACGTACATGACGTTCCGGCCGGGGTTGTGTACGGGAATCTCGCGGTTCATTCACCTTGCTCCTGTGGAGACGGCGGCGGGTCGCCCCGCCGCCGTTGGTTTCACAATGCCCGCGATCAGCGGGCGACGCGGGCGGTCGCGGAGTACAACACCATCGAGGTGTAGGCCCGCTTCAGCTGCGTCGGCGTGTGCAGGAAGATGAACTGGTCGCCGTAGGCTTCCTTCTTGCCGGTGAACCGGCCGTTGGAATCCTTCTGGTTCTCCAGCTCGCCCATCGCCCAGGGCTTGCTCATGCGGTAGCGGGTCACGCCGCGCTCGCCGAGGATCACGCGCTGGTCGCCCATGTGCAGGCCTGGCGCGGAGGTCTTGAACGTCGCCAGATCCTTGATGCGGCCGACGTTGCCGTTGGCCGACAGCTCGGTGCCCGGCACGCGGAAGTTCGCAGCGAACTTGCGGGCCTGTTCGATCTGGTTCTGCACCGTGCCGGACATCAGCGACATGTTCGGCATGTGATAGCGGTCGTCCTCGATGACCGCCTTGCGCAGGCCGAAGCGGTACAGGAATCCGTCCCAGTGCACTGCCGTCTCGGTCGAGCCCTCGTCGGTGTCGAACAGGGCGACGTTGGTGGCGTAGGAGTAGCTGATGGTGTAGGCCGTGGCGTTGGCCGGGGTCTGCACCGCGCCGGACTCGTCGACCAGGTAGATCTCGCCCAGGTTGTAGTCCAGCACGTAGTAGTTGCCCGCCGCCTGGGTGCCGGTGCCGTCGTACTCCGACAGCGCCACGGCGTTGTAGGTGACGGTGATCGGGTTCGCGGTGTTGCCGACCTGGTTGCCCTGCAGGTCGTAGACCTTGCGCGGACGCACCACCGGGAAGTGCGCGAGGACGAACACGGTGTCGGAGTCGTCGGCCTGCAGTTCCAGGTTCTCGTTGCTCACCGCGACGGCACCGTATTCATCGGCGGCGTTCAGCACCTCGTTGAAGATCAGCTGCTCGGTGTCTTCGGTGATGATGCGGGTGGCGTTGCGCTGGTTCTCGGCCAGGGCCTCCCAGTTGAGCTGGCCGTCGGTAGTCAGATAGCGCAGCTCGTCGGAGACCTCGAACGCCAGCTTCTGCGGGATCGGGTAGGCCGTCTCGCTGGTCTGGATCACGCCGGCGCGCGCGATCGCCTGGCCCTCGTACTTGCGGGTGCTGTTGCGCCCGGCCGCCGTGGTGTCGCGGTAGCTGTACGGGATCAGGTGGCTGGAGGCGAACGGCAGGGTGTCCACGTCGACGAACTGCAGGCCGACGATGGAATACAGCGCCTCGCGCAGCACCGTGCGCTCGAAGGTCGCCGGCACGGCCACATCGGAGACGATGCCGTCGCCACCGGCCAGCATCTTGGACTCGGCGTGCAGCTGGGCCGCGTTGTCGCGGTCGAACATCGCCAGGACCTTCTCGGCCAGGATCTTGTTCTCGGGCTGCAGCGCGCCGCCGGTGCGGGCGTAGCGGCGCGAATCGGCCTGATCGAGGATGCCGAGACGGCGGTCGATGGTCTCCTGGAGCGATTTGATCTTGTTGCTGTCGTCGAGGGTGATGTGCACGCTGCCGGCCGGGCCGCGGTAGCCCATCTGCGCCAGCTGAGTGCCGACGGCCAGGTCGTTGCCGAGCGAGATCTGGTGCTCGGCGAGCTTCTTGATCTGCTCGGCGGTCATGTCGGCGGTGATCAGATCGGCCGCGCCCAGCAGCTTCTTGCGCTGGTCCTCGGACAGCGACTTGAGGCCTTCTGCCGCCTCGATCGTGTCACTGAACAGCTTCACGTTCGCGTCGCGCTGGTCGGCGAGCTGTTTGGTGCGCTTCGCCTCGGCGTCGCGCTCTTCAGCCATCAGCTTGCGCACATCCTCTGCCGATAGGCCGGTGTTCAGGTTCTTGACGGCGCTGGTCAGGCCGGACAGGTCGAGCTTGATCTCGCCGCCCCGGTTGCCGGCGTCGGCCAGCGTCTTGGCGATCACTTCGCCCTGGGTCACGAACTCGGTCATCAGCGTGCGCTGCAGATCCTCGCTCGCCAGCTTGGTGGCCACGGCCTCGTAGGCGCTCAGCAGCTGCGCCACGACCATCTCGGCCAGGTTGAATTCGCCCAGCTTCTTGCGCAGCTGCTCCATCAGTTCTTTGAGATTCATCGTCAGATCCTCGCTCAACAGGGTTTTGATTCGGTCGCTCAGATAGGTCGGAACCCCGTCCAGGGTCTCCTCGGAAAGCTGCACGGGATCCAGGCGCTTGATCACCGGCCGCGGCGTGAGTGCCGCGCCGAGCAGCGTCGGGCCGTGCTCCTTGCGTTGTTCGTTGTCGCGGTAGTTGTCCGCGAATTCGGCGGACAGGTAGATGCAGCCCCGCTTCTGCACGGCCTCGAGGCCGTACTCGGTGAACTCCACCTCGCCGCGCAGCTTGTTCCCGTCCAGGAACAGGCGTTTGAAGAAACCCGCCGCCCCTTCCTGCGGGCGGTGCGCCACGTCCAGGGCAATCTGCTGCCCATACACGTTGGCCTCGAAGTTGCTCACCATGGACAGCAGCATGTCCCGGCTGATCTCGAACTCGCCGTAGCGCGGGTCGTAGAACCGTCCGGTGCGGGTGATGGTGACGACGGCGGTCTTGCGGTCTTCGGCGAGATGTCGCGCGTCCACGCGGTCGCCGAGGAAGCGCTTGATGCCCTGCCGCGGCCCGTCGCTCAGTCGATATACCTGCATCCGCCCCATCGCACCCTCCACAAAAAAAGCCGAGCGACCGCTTCCACGGTCTGCTCGGCTTTTCGCTGTGCGCGTTACGCCTTTCTGCCAGTCGGCCCCGATCCTGCGTGCAGAATCAAGACAAAACAACTATAAATCAGACGATCACGAACTGGTCACCGACACCCGGCACGTCCGTGACCGCGGCGAACGTGAGCACCTTGGTGGTGCCGTTGTAGGCGCTGATCTGCGAGGCCTGACCGGCGAGCACGCCGGAGGTCCAGACGATCGTGCGGTTGTTGTAGTGGTTGTGGGTCGCCTCGGTAAGGTCTGCCGACATCTGGGTCGTGCTCAGCGTGCCGGAGACTGCCGCGCCCAGCACGGCGGCGCGCGCGCCGCGCGACAGGTTGGTCGCCGCTGTTGCGCTGCCGGCGATCTGGTCGACGTTGGCGGTGACGCGGGTCTGCACAGCGCTGACCTCGCCGACGACAACGTGGCTCTGATCGGCATCGAGCACGTAGCCGCTCTTGTCGTTGTTGGTGCCGACGGTCACCAGGCCGGTGCTGGCGGTGATCGCCAGGTCCCCGAAGTTATCCGGCAGCGTCACCTCGAACGGCCCCAGTTCGAGCAGGTAGCGCTCCGTGCGCGCCCCGGTGGCGCCGATCTCCAGCACCACCCAGTCGGCGCCGGCGGCGATCATGGCGTCCGGGAGGTGGAATTCGTAATTGCCCGCCCCCATGCCGGCCGACTCCGCCCACCCTCGCGTCTGCCAGACGCCCTCGGTCGCCGCCACGGCGGTCATGCTCTGCATGGTGGCGCCCTGGCGCTTGTAGCGCGCCGTGACCTGAGCGGCCGTGATACCGGCGACGCCGTTGCCGTTGGCGTCCTGGAGATAGACCGGGACGATGACCCCCGTCGCCCCCTGCTGCTGCTGCAAAAAGCTCATGAGGTGATGCCTCCGCCGAATCCGGTGCCGAAAATGATGGTGGTACCCCCGCCGAGCGACGACACCGCAATGACTGAAACCGGCGAACCGTACAGCGCCGAGACTAACCCCTCGCTGTCGAACACCCAGGGATACAGGGTCGCGCTGCGGTAGCTGCCGAGGTCGTACGAGGCGATCGGCGTCTCCGACTGCGGCGAGGCGGGCGGCGTCGTGCTCTCGGTGATGGCGTAACCCGCCGGGTTGGTGTCCTCGACGTCCGAGCCGGTGAACGCGCTGATAGTGATGACTGTCGTGTCGACGACCGAGGCATCCTCGACCGTGAACGATGTCACCGTCGGCGCGGTGTTGCCGCCACCGCCGCCAGCCAGATCCTCGACCAGCAGGGAATAGATCTCGGAGCGGGATAGGCCGCCGTAACGCGAATAGACGCCGCCATTTCCCGCTGCGGTGATCCTGCTGGCGTCAGAATCCGAGTGCGAGATTACCAGCGCGTCGTTCAGGTAAACCTCGAGCGTGACCGGGCTTGCCCCTTCGGCGCGCAGGCGCAGGGTGTAGAGGGTGGCCTCGCTGAAACTGCCGATTGCGTACAACGCGCCTAGGTTGACGGATGATCCGGCATTGTAGCGCCTCAGCGCCACGTAGCCGTCGCCCTGCACGACTGCGACATAGCCATCCATCGCGGCTTCCCCGCTACCGCTGGCGCGCACGCAGCAGCCGAACTGCGCAGCGGCCGCGGCCTGGATGGCGCAGCCAGTAACCTCGGCTTCGTAGTCGGCAGTAGCCGGGCCCTCAGATCCATATGCTGCCCTACGCCCATCCGACGAGCATTGCAGCGTGCCGGACGGATCTATCTGATACATATAGGAGAGAAGATCCCCCTGATATCCGCCCCCGACATCCGATGTATGCGCAGACAGCAGCTCAGGAGGAGAGCCTGACGAGAATGAATCTTGTTTAATGATTGCCATCAGCTGAGCCTGGGTCCGATTTCGTCGGACTGATTAATTAGCGCATAACAACCCATATTCACTGGCCCTGAAGTCCCGGCGCCTCGGAGATTAAGGACGTCCAATCCGGCGTCGATGGCCGGTGACCCGGCCGACAGTTTTGCGCCAAGCGACGAGGACGCGTTGAATTGCGGATCTGATATCAATGTCTCGACGGCGTGACTGTCCTGTCCGAGCGATTGCCATGAGACGAAGTCGAGGTTTCCCAGAGGGATGCTTGCGACGGTTGTATATCCGAAATAATTATTATGCCGCCACAGCAAACTGACGCCGTCGCTGAATTCCGACGTCGGGATCATGCCATCGATGCTCCGCACAACGGTTGGGCACAAATATACGATGTTGTTCGGGAACTGATTGCCAAAAAATTCTGTAGGGACAGATGTTCCTGTCTTAAACGCAAACGCTGCGCCGCTATTCGCGCCTTGAGCGTCAATCCTGACAAGGGTGTTGTTTGCGACCATGAACTCAGATACGCCGGCAACCCCGAAGTCGTTGTATGTCAGCATGAAAATGCCGAAACGATCCACGTCGGTAATAAGATTTTGATATACAGAACCTGCTGATGCGCCAAACAGGACGACACCTGCATAAGAAAGCCCGTGCAGGTGATTCCTTCTGATAACGTTATCGGTCTGCAGTCTGCTCTGCTGCCCCTTTAGAATCACCCCTCCCTCACAATCGTAAATATCGTTGTTTTCTATGATGCAGTCCTGGGAGTCGTACGTGATTACCCCATACGCATGGCTTCCCCCTCTTCTGAAACCGTGAATAGAGCAATCTCTGGCCGCACAGGCGCTCGCCATCTGCATCCTGACGCCGGACCAATTATCGCTGCCCTCAACCGACCTATCTGTCCCGGAAACTGCAATTCTCTCGACGGCAGAACCCGTCGACGCCTCCATAAGGCACGGACCCTTGTCGCCAACAAAATAGAAACTTGCGGTGTTTATACTGAACCCCACCCATATGATGTAGTCGTTGTTATATGCGCCAATGACAGCGCGCAGACCTCCTCCTCCTGAGTGAGTGAGAGCAACGGTACCACTGGCGATGAAGGTTATTGGAGCCGACTCAGTGCCAGAGTTCGCTGTTTTGTACAACAGCTGCCCGGTCCATGGGACCGAATAGTTGTGTATGCCTGAATGCACCAGCACGACGTCGCCGGGCTTGGCGGCCTGTTCTGAAGTGAGCGCAAGATCGGCGTCGTTTTGAGGTCTGACGGATACCCCCCACACCGCGCGCCCAAGAGTGGCCCATCGATAAATGGACGGGTCACCGGTCACCTGGTCGTAGGTATATGCATCGTTCCCATTAACCGGGTCGATTATAATAGTCGCGTCAACCGACGGCGGTGGTGGCGGCGGAGGCACAAACACGCGCGGACCGAATCGTAGTTTGCTCGTTCGCAGCGCGATCGCCATCAGTTGGCCACGATCACCAGATCACCCGGAGCAGCCGGGACGCCCTCCACCACCGGAAGGCCCCCGGCTAACCGAAAACGCTGTTCGGCACTCGGGGCCGATGGCCCGATGATGTTGGTGGCGACGTGCTGGCAGTACCAGACGCCGTCCGCCAGCCCGAGCTCGGCGGTCGTCACATGCCGCGCCGTGCCGTCCGGGATGGTGTAGTTGATGGTGTACTCGCCGCTTTGCGCACCGCAGGACACCACGAATCCAGTCAGATCGGTCGGATTGCCGTTGACATCGAGGCCCGAGTGGTCCCAATCGAAATGCGTCTGCCCGATGTTGTGGGCGGTGATGGTAAGCGGGAGCGCGAGAAGCGCGATCAGAACGAGTCGTTTCATGCGTGATCCTTTTGTTGGTCCAGTCCTACGTCAAACTTGTCGAATGTGATGCTGGGCATGGTTACGTCCGCACCGGCAGCTCCGCGAGGACTTTGGTCAATATGTCCATGAGTTGATCTGCGCTCACGGCGATGCGATCGGTCATTGGTAATTCCGCAGCGGTGGGTACAGCACGAAGTTGTCGCGGTGCCACTCGTACCACATCCACTCCATAGCTGTTTCAATCACGGTTCGAGATGGCGCATTGCCCGCAGTCCAGCGGATGATGTGGATAGGACCCTCTTCGAGCCAGTTGTAATTAACCAGCGCACTGATCTCGATTGCGCCAATCCCGGCGTCGGTGCCGATGCCTGCCGTGGTGACAATGCCCGCGAACTCGGCGGGGCCATACGGCTCTGTGTAGTCTGGCGTGGATACCGCAGACAGAACCTCGAAGTTCTCGCGGTCGAAATAGGCGAACTTCGCCCGTGATTCAAAACTAGAACTCGCCTCGTCCAATAGTGTGTTGGTCAGCCCAGCCCCGAGCTTCGCTCCGTGGGCCGACAGGTGCAGGGTGTTCGCGCCGTCTGGCAGCGCGGTCGTGTTTCGAAGCGAGTCAGCCAGCTTGTGCCCGGAGTTGTTCGGAATCCCCGCATGGCAGATCAACAGGTGGTCGCCCTCGTTGATGGTGAACGACGCGGCCAGATCGGTCGTTACTGCATCGTCGGCGGTCGGGACTCGGCTATGCGCGGTATCGAATGCGGATACATCAAGGCCGGAGGAAAACACCGTATTCGGGTGGAGCCATGCGTCATACTGCCGCAGCGTCTTTACTGCGATTCGTCGCGGGGCTTTTCGCGTTCGCGGAAGCAGCATTACGCCCAATCCTCGATCTCGACCGGAAGCCGAACGTCTCCTGCCAGCAGGCGCGTGGTCCATTCAGTCAGCACGGTTGCATAATTTGCCGGAGTGTCACCGGAAAACTCGAAGATCGCCGCCGCGTAGAACTCAGTAGCAAGGAAAAGCCCGACAGCGCCATCTACCGTCGCAATATCCCCAGGATCAAGTGCAGCAGTATCGCTAACAGTGCCGTTTTTTCTCGACTCCAGCGAAGCCGGTCCTAGACGAGATAGTGTGTAGCCATTCGCCACACCGACCTCGATATCACTATTGATGGAGCGAATAGCGCCGATCGACGACTTAATGTATCCAGATGCGACAATAGAGAATCCGCCATTATTGATCTGTGCGCCGATACTAAAACCGCCCCCACCGCCGAACTTGCCAACACAGTGAGCGGTAAAATTATTGGTCCCAGGAGTAAACCACGAGCCAGCCGTAACAGGCGAGCCGGTTGCCACATTCGCCGTTGACCACCCATCGCCATGCGCCGTAAACGCACTGGTCTTGTGCATGCCGGTTACATAGTCGATCAGCGTACCCTGCTTTCCGTAAGGCAGAATCAGGTGCTTGAGCGTAGCGCAGTTGGAAATATCCGCCCCACCATTGGCCTTCAGCGCCTGCCGTGCTGTGATGACGTTCATTAGTTTGCCTCCACCGTACAGCCGATAGTCTGGCCGGTTGCGAGGTGGCCGGCTTTGATCCGGTAGCCGCCGACATAGCCTGCCGGGAAATTCACAATCAGCGGTTCATTCATGCCGATCCGGTAGCGCAATGCGGCATCCGTCAGATGATCCCCTTGCGTCAGCCATATATCACCCACGGCGTTGCTGGGAGGGTCGAAGCATACCCACGCATCCGCCAGCAGTTGATCAAGGTCCGTTTTCGTCGTTGCAGCAGCCGTTAGGAACAGGTTGAATTTCAGTTGAGTGATGTTTTCATCTGCCGTGAATGTGCCGTTCTCTGCTGTAGTGGTTAGGGTTGCGTGTTCGCGCAACACGCCCGCAGTTTGCGGGCCGGCGGAGGTCACGCTCACCAGCGCCGCGCCGTTCTCCGTGCACGCCAGCCACGTCGGCACAAACAGCCCGCTCGGCAGGCGGTGCAGCGCCATCTGCAGCTTCGTCAGGTCGTCGCGCGGGCGGCTGATTTCCATGAGCGTCTCCCAATAAAAAAACCCGGCGCCGAGTGTTCGGCTGCCGGGCTTTTCGCTTCTGGCGGGCTGTGCCGCCGCGTTATGCCTATGGTCGGTTGCCGCCCATAAAAGGGCGGATTGCAAGACAAAACAACCTCAGAGAATCACTCCCAGTAGGTCACCGGGACGGGCACCCAGGTCTTGCAGCGGCACTTGGCCTCGGCGCCAGTCCGCAATACGCGGACGACGCGGGCTTTGATGACCAGCCCGTCGAAGACCACGGACCGGCAGGTGCTGCAGCGGACGGGCTGGCGCTCAGCCGGCTGACTCTGCGGACGCCCGGCGGATATCCGATTAGCGTGGGTCTCGGCGGCTCGGGCCGCGTCCATCGGAGCGTCCGAATGGATCGGCATAGTCGGTTGGGGATCGGTCATTCGGCGGGATCCTCGATGTCGAGGCCCTGCTGAAGGTAGCGCTCCTTGAGCACCTTCCAGGGCGTGCTGATTTCGTTCTCGGTCAGTATGCCGGACTGGAGCAGGCCGCGCTTGCCCCGCGAGCGCAGGACGGTGAGCTGGGTCTCGGCCGGCTGCGCCTTCAGCCAGGCGATGAGGTCCTGTTGGCCGGCGCGGTCTTCGGCGGTCGCCTCGTCCTCGAACACAACCTCGGTATAGCTGAGCGTGTTCGGATGCGCCGGCCAGGGATTCCGCCCCTCCGGGTACACGCCAGGGCCGAGGCCGTAACGGTTGACGCGGGCGTGCATATCGCAAATGTCCGGCTCGGGGTGGCGCGGGCTGAGTAGGAAGCGGGTGCCGATGACGTCAGGATGTGCGAACGCCGCGGCCTGGTAGGCCTCGCCGTGGGCGCGGTTCAGCTCAGTGCGAAACACGCGCATGACCTTGTCGCGGGCATTGCCCTCGTCCTGCAGCAAGGCGCGGCCGGCGCGCTGGGCGACGCCGGAGGCCTGCGCCTGGCCGATCTGGGCAGCGACGTCGGGCGGCACGGGCTGACCGCGGGCCAGGAAATCGTTCGCGGCGCGGCTGGCGCTGTGCCCCTGGATGACGGCGGTCTGGATGGCCTGGCCGAGCTGCTCGCGCGCGCCCAGGTCGATGCGCCAGAGACGGTCGGACAGCTGCAACCCGTCAGCTGCCTGGAAGCTGCGCACGAACTGGGCGGCCTCGTGGGCGACGCGGCTGAGGTCGGCGCTCACGGCGCCCTGGAACGGCCGCACGCCGAGCTGGGCGGCCTGATTAAGACCATCGTCGAGCAGGCCGGCGCGGAGATCCGCGAGCTCGCGCAACCGGGTGTCGACCTGGGCGAGCAGGTCCTGCAGCACCTCCAGGCGCAGGCCGCCGTCGCCGGCGGCGTAGCTTTGGATGTCCGTCTGCAGGTTGGCTGCGGCGCGGCGGTACATGTCGTCCAGCTCGCGCAGGACCTCGGCGTCGAGCCGGTTCATGTCGGCGCGCGCCTTGGCCGAGGCGCGTTTGATGGCGGCCTTGGTGGCGGTGCGGCGATTGATGGCGAGGGCGTAGGTCATGCGCGGGTGGCAATGGTGGTGGCCGACTCGCCCTTGCGGCCGTTGCCCGGGGTGACCCTGACCGGAGGCGCACCCGGCGGCGGCTTACCGATGTTGTCGGGGTCGGGGTACGGGTCGAAGTCCTTGGCATCCTGCTCTTTCCGGGCCTTGACCTTGGCCGCGTCCAGGCCTGCGGCTTCCCAGACCATCGTCGGCGGCACACCCAGTGCCTGGTACTTCAGGGCGCGGTCGGCGGCCTGGTTCAAGGTCTCGGTGCGACGCTCGGCGAACACGACCTCGAACTCCTCGGCCTCGGGGTTGATGCCGGCCAGCAGCAGATCCAGCCGGAAGCCCTGATCGTAGACGGCGCTGAGGGTGTCCTGCAGGGCGTCGATCTCCTCGAAATAGTCGCGCTTGAGGTCTTCCAGGATGTCGCGGGAGAGGCCCTCGGAGTAGCCGAACAGGCCCTTCGGGGCCGGGCTGCCGGCATAGAAGGTGTCGAGCAGATAGGAGACGTCGGCGATCTGGTCCAGGTTGGCGTCGCCCTGCAGGGCGGTGACGCCGCCCTTCTTGTTGCTGAAAAAGTCGGTGGTGATCTCTTTCTGATCGTCCTCGACTCGCGTTCGGTAGGTGGTGAGCTCATCCGGGCTCGCCCCCTCCAGGACGTGCGAGAACCGCTGCGGCGCGCGGGTGCGGCGGCGGATGACCAGGTCCTCGTCGGTCATCTGCAGCTTCTGCCAGACGGTGCGGCTGGCATCGAGGTAGGGGCGGCCAAGGCTTCCCAGGTCGTCGTAGTTGTCGGGCGTCAGGCGCACCAGGGTCAGCTGCCACAGCGGGAACCGGGCCACGGTCATGCCGGTGATCAGGTCGATCTGCTCGTAGGCGTTGGCCGGGTCTTCGAAGCGTCCGTTCAGGCCGACCTTCGGCAGCAGGGTTTCGGTCGGCATGCGCACGCCGGCGACGACGCGATTGTCCGGACCGAGCACCCATTGCATCGGCAGGCTGCCCTCCATCACCAGGCCACGGCAGTCGGATTCGAGCTTCTGCTGGTTGCGCAGCTGCAGGCGGCGCTCGAACAGCTTCCACTGGTTGATGATGCGTTTGCTCGGCGAGCCCTCCAGGCGCAGGCCTCCGGTGATGGCGCTGCGAGCCATGCGGCCGTGCAGTTTTTTCACGCGGCCGTCTTCGCGGTCCATGCGACGGATGTCGAGGATGGCGGCGCGCAGGGCCGGGTCGACGTACATCTGCCGATAGAGGTATTTGACCTGGTTCTCCGGGGTCGGGCGGCGGCCGAGCTCGCTGGTCGGTTTCTGCTCTTCGTTCGGCAGTGTCGGTGCGGGCGCAGGCCGGCGGCCGATGCCGAGGCGGGACAGCAGATTCGTGAGCAGGGCCATGGAGTGTCCTCGCTATGCCGCGCCGAGCAACTGCTGGCGGGTCTTTTTGCGCAGTTCAATATGGGTCGGCACGCTGGCCGCGCCGCGGGTCGCGAGCGCCCAGACCATGGCCATGAAGGCGTCGAACAGGTCGTCGCCGAGCTTGTGGTTGGCCATTTTGTAGCTCGCGTAGGTGGTGCGCGTGGCCACCGGCTTGATGTTCAGGATCTGCCGAACCATCAGGCGCAGATCCTTGGTCGCATCGTCGTGCAGGTCGTGGTCCTCGAAATACGGCACAGCGGCCTGGCGGTTGTGGAACACGGCGCGCACAGCGCTGGCCATCTGGTGCTTGGTCAGGCCCTCGAAGCGCAGCGGCGAGAACGGCCACTCGGGCCAGGTGCTGGCCGTGCTCTCGCCGTCGCCAATGGTGCGGCGGTCGATGGTGGTCAGGCCTGCGGCGAACAGCTCGTCGTTGAGCTGAGTCAGCATGCCGACCCCGTAGGCGTCGCCGAGGGCGTAGTCGGGCATGAAATAACGCCAGTAGCCGATCAGGTCGCGCTTGACCACGCCGTCATCGGTGCCGGGAGCCCATGTGCGGGCGAAGATCGGGCAGGTGAAGTTCCCAATCTGCTCGCCGACCACCAGGGCCGATCGGGAGGATTCCGGGGTCTCGCCGTGGCCGGAATGGTCGTAGCCGAAGGCGATCAGCCCGCGCTTGCGGTACTGCTCGCCGGGCATGGGCTCGGCGACCTGCAGCATGGCCTTGAGGCCGGTCTGCAGGGCCTTGCGCATGTAGATTTCCCAGACCAGGTTGCGACTGCTGGTGTTCACACACAGCAATTGTCGCGTGAACTCATCGTCCGACAGGTCGCCGCGCAGACTGAGCAGGAAATCCTTCTGCAGCAGACCAAGCTCGATGGCGTTCAGTGCGTTCAGGATCGGCACCGGGTGGCTGTAGCTCTCCAGTTCGACGGACTCCGGAGCGATCCATCCGGCGGCGATCATGCCGCGGATCTCCTCGCGCGCACGGTCCCCGTGAAACGCTGCGAGGGCGTGGTATTTGCCGCTGTTGAGCAGGTCGGTCAGGGTGTCGGCGCCCTTGTAGACACCGGTGATGCGGATCTGCGGTTCGTTCTTGCTGGCCGCGCTCGCGCCGAGCCGGCGGGTGGAACCGAGCATCAGCAGGAAGCGGCTGTAGAGCCGGTCCTTTGGCATGTCGTCGACCTCCTCGAGGGAAGCCGCGGTCATGTCGCCGCCGTCGACCTGGGCCATGATGCCGTAGGCCTGCGCCTTGGACCGGTTCATGAACTCGTATTTGGTATCCGACAGCTGGGTGCGGCCGGACTTGTGCGCCAGGTAGGCGCTCAGGATCTCGGATCGGCGGATCGCCTCGAGGTGGTAGCCGAGATTCACCAGCGACTGCGCCTCGCGCGGAGCGACGATGCCAACCTCCTGATCGGCATCGAGGGCGTTGCGCATCAGCAGATACAACTCCTTGACGGCGGTCTTGCCCGTGCGCCGGCTGCTGAAGTCGATGGTATACGGGTGCTGATCCATCTCGACCATCTTGAGGATCTGCACCGGGTCGAGGTCGACGTTGTGGACGTGCTTGTGCCAGAGCGCGTAGTCGCCGGCGTAGCGCATCACCTCGACCTCGGCGACGTTCTGCAGGTGGATACGCTGCGAACGTGAGACGCGGTCAGCCATCGCCGACGACCTCAGCCTCGATCAGCTTCTCGCGGTTCATGCCAGCGCTGATCAGGTCGAGCAGTTTCTGCTGCTGGTGGACGATGCGCTGCTGATATTCGCTGGCGGCCTGGCCTTCCTTTTCCTTCTCCAGGTAGCCGCGCAAGGCCTCCTGTTCGTCGCGGGATTTCGGCGTCATCTCCAGATCGGCCAGGGTCATGGAGTTTTTGGCGAGGTAGTCGATCAGGTGCTTGAGCAGCGGGTGGGCTTCGAGCTTGTAGATCTGGCGCAGCTCGCCGGCGACATCGTCAAGGTACTGGGCTAGGTGGAATCCGCCGTCCTTGTCGCTGTACCACTCCGGCGACTTGATGCGCGGGCCGCCGTCCGCCGCGATCGTCAACAGCATGTCGTCGATCAGCGCCTGGATCATCGCCTGCGTGCCGGCCCGCATCCCGGTCAGCAGCCCGGGATCCCCGGACTCGAACGCCACCTCGTGCCGCAGAAGGAGCTCGGCCCGCTTCAGGCACGCCCGCTGCGGCACGCAGGCCTCCGTCTGCAGATGCTCGCAGGTCGCGCAATGCGGATAGCCGCCGGGCTTGGCCGGGAAATAGGTCGCCGTCCGAGCGAACAGCCCGTGCTTCATCGCGTTGAAGCGCGTCAGCTTCGCCTCTTCCGGCGTAGGGTGCCCCTCCAGGTTTGCCGCCGTCCGCGCCATCCCCTCCGGCGTCCGCGGCCCCGTAGCGTTCGCCCAGGCCTTCAGCAGCGACCGCTGCCAGGCCGCCTGCCCCGCCTCCGCCCCGCAAGCCGGGCAGGCATGGAAGTACGCCCAGGGGTGGTGCGGCTGCTCCGGACAATCCTCCACCCGCTCCGGCGCCGCCTCAAACCGATGCCGGCACTCGGCACACGCGAAACTGACCTCCGCGAGAGGATTGGACCGATCTGGACGAGGTTTCCGCATGGGTCCGGATCGTTCGGGAAAATGCAAGACAAAACAACAGCAAGACGGCGGACTAGATAACCCCACGCGACGCCGATAGCACATCAAGATTTTCGCGGCTCAGCGCTAGGTGCGCCTCGACGCTGTGCTGGATGTAGCGCGGGATTTTACCGCGCACGCCCCAGCCCTCGTAGGTGGACAGGCCGACGCCGAGCAGTTGCGCCATCTGGCGGTTGGTCAGGCCGAGCTGTTCGCGCGCGGCGGTGAGATCGGCCCAGATCATTGGACGTGCGTACACTGCGGACATGCCTCTCCCTCATCGACAAACGGGCCCACGTAGCCACACATCTCGCACACGCTGGGACGCTGCGACAGGTCGATGTACTCCAGGTTGCGCCCATCGCAGGTCAGCACGGCCGCGCCGCTCTCGCCGCGGTGGGCGGCGACGATGCGCCGCAGCGCCTCGCGGGCTAGGTCGCGGTGCGGGGTGGTGGTTTTCTCCGCCACCCGTTGGGGCGGGAGGCGGAGATAGGCTCGGTAGGTGGGTGCGTTCATCATGCCCGCCCCGGTTTGTGGCTGACCGTCTCGCCGTGCGCCCCCTCGATCAGCGCCTCCTCGATCAACTCGTCCTGCACGGGATCGCGCGCGCCGCCATGCGCCAGGTGCTCGGCATACCACGCCGTGACCAGCGCGGCGAGGTTGTCCTCCGATTCGCGCAGCAGCGCCACGTCCAGGTCGCTGGCAGCGCAGATCGCCTCGATCGGCGACCAGTCAAATGACACGTCACCGGTCTGCGGATCGCGCGTCATGTGCAGGTCCGCGAACGTGACGTCGTCGGGGATGGTGATGCGGACCGAGAGGGCGTCACTCATCGTCGTCGGCCTCGGCGTGGCGGCCGAAGATCTCCGCCAGGCTGGCGAACTCCAGAGCTTCGTCCGCCCCGTCGTCCTCGGCGCCGAACAGGGCCTGCAGATCGACGCCGGGCGCCGCGACCGCGGCAAACCAGCGGTTGAATTTATCCGCGCCGGCGTCGGTCAGCTCGACGTTGGTGATGATGGTGCCCATGATTCGTTCTCCTATGAGGGTTGCCCCGCCCGGAGGCGGGGCGGGGGTTAATCAAGCGAGAACGACGTCGTGGATGTCGTACCAGTCATAATTGGACCCGTCGTCGGGTTCCTCGCCACGCACCTCGTCAAACTGCCAGATGATTTTGTAGTCGCGGCCGTCCGTGCCAACCGCGGGGGCGCTGTACTCTGCGGTGTAGTTGCCGCCCTCGTCGGCGTCGCCGAACCAGCCGGGGAATACTCGGTTGCTGAGCTCGGCCTGTCGGGTCATGGCGTACTGTTTGCCGTCGTACTCGACAATCTCGGCACCGGCAGCGATGGCGTCGTTGTAGTCGTCATGATTCTCGTCGCCGGCGATTTCCCAAAATTTCTCGCCGTCCCATTCGTCGGCATTCTGCTCGCAAAAATCCTCATACGTGCAGCCGATTTCGGGTTTGTTGTCCCAGATCCAGTCGGCAACACGCTCCTGCTGCGCCGCGGTCAGGTCGCCCAGGTCAGAGGCCCATTGTTGGGCGTCGCGGTAGCTGTTGAGCTGCATGGATTCAGTGATCATTTTGTATCTCCTCTGAGACCCCGGAATCCCCCGGGTGGGTACGGTGAGCGCCTCACCGTGTAAATTACATTACTACGCATTGCGTAGGATGTCAACACCCGCGGGGAATTATTTTTGGTCAGGCGGCCCGGCAGAACCTATCCGGCAGAGACACCCTCAGCAGCCTGGTTCCCAGCAAGGCGCGCTCGGGGAGCCACACAACCTTGCTGGGAACCGCTGTTCCAGGCATATGGATCAGGTATTCAGGACTGTATTCAATCCTGACCTGGTCGTCCTCCACGAAGATCCCGTTGATGAATGACGAGAAGAAGTTCCGGAGCTTCTTCTCGTTCGTCGTGGTGCGGATGATGTCGCGCAGGGCGTCCGCGAGTTCGATGATGTCGGATTCGGTGATGCTGATGTCCGGGGCGCGCTCGGCATCGATGGCGAGCAGCTGCGCCTCGAGGCGCTTGATCTCGGCGTTGTTGGCACGCAGGCGGGCCGTCAGATCTCCAAGATTCGGCGCGTTTTTTCCGTAAAGCTCGAATATCTCATATAGTTTTTCGTTCTTTCTTTCCACCGCACCGAGTTTCTCGGCGATCGTGCGACGCCGGCGTCGATGATCGACGGCCCAGGACCCGTAGGCCTCATAGAGTTCCGTCATGACGCCGGTCAGGTTCTCGCGGGTGAGTATGTTGTCGAGTAGGACGTCGATCAGCCAGGCGTCGAGGTCGCGCGCTGATATGCGTCGGTTCTCGCACTGGCCGTGCTTCTGGCGGGCCCTGCAGTTGTAGTAGTGGTAGCGCCGCGACCGCCCCTTCGCGCTCTCGATCTGCATGCTGGAGCCGCAGCGGCCGCACCGGAGGATGCCGGTGAACACGAAGGTGCTGTGAGGCGATCCGTCAGACGTCGGCGCATCCTCACCCATCGCCATCTGCACCTCGCTCCAGGTCTCCATATCGATGATCGGCTCGTGACTTTGGACGGCAATCCACTGAGACGGATCCCGCCGGCGCGCGGTGGCGCGATCGCGCCGACCGAACACGGTATTCCCGATGACCGCCTGGTTGCGCAGAAGCGCGGCGACCGTCGATTTATTCCAGGCTCTGCCGCGGTTCAGCAGGCGCTCCTCGTTCAACACGATGGCGATGGTTTTCGCGCCGTGGCCCTGCAGGCGAAGCGCGAAAATCCTGCGGACGATATCCACCTCGGAAGGGACCGGCTTCAGCCGCTTGCGCTTGTCGTTGTCGGCGGCCGGTACGGCCTCGAAACCGAACGGTGGTCGGCCGCCGTTCCAGTAGCCGTCGTTCGCATTCTTGATCATGGACCGCCGCGTGTCGGCTGAGATCTGCCGGCTATAGAACTCGTCGAACAGCTCGAGGACGCTCTCGGTCATCCAGCCACCATCGGTCCCGCGGTCGATCGACAGGGTGACATAGACAATCTCGGTGCCGGCGCGCCCGAGGCGCAGCTTATACAGGCCAGCGTCGACCTTGTTGCGCGCGAATCGGCTGGTCGACCAGGTGATGAAGTAGTCGACGCCGAAGGCCTCGCAGTAGCTGATCGCGTCCTGGAACGCCGGCCGGGTGTCGACGCGACCGGACAGACCCTCGTCGACGAAGGTTCGCACGACAGAGGCACCGAGCGCCTCGGCCTTCGCGGCGCACTGCTCGACCTGGCTAGCCAGCGGGAGCTCGTCCTCGGCCTGGCGCACGGTGCTCACTCGGGCGTAGATCACTGCTGTTTTAGTCATTAGCCGTCACTACCACGCCAGGATCGGCTACGGTCAAGATATACGCGCCCGTCCCGAACCCACTACAGGAAAACTTATCCATATCGGGAAGGGCATCGATCTTTTTTTCAACCAACTCAAGCGCCTCTTTTTCGCTATTCGCAATAACGAAAAAACACATGTTCCAGCCTTCTTCTGCAGGTTTCCAAGCGTAGAGTTTCATTATTCGCCTCCTGACCTACTAGTCATCTTACCTGCTCCTGATTTTCTTCGAAATGCGATCGATGTGACGCACACTCACCTCCTCACACAGCTCGGCCTTGAGTCTCTTTTTGATATCCGTCGATCCTGCGCCAGCGACCACCATCGCCTCGATGAACCGGTTGCGCTGGTAGCGCAGAAACCGCGTGAACCTCGGCATCGACACATACACCGTCGAGCCCGGCATGTTCGGCGGGTTCTCGTCGAGCAGGCGCCACACGGCCAGGAACGCATCGATACCGATCTCCTCGGCGATCCGGATCCATCGCGGGTGCATGCCCATCTCGCGGAGCTCGCCGAGGCGCGGGTCGGCGGCGCGATTTTTTTTTGCCCCTAGGGCGACTTCGAAATTAGTGCAGTTATCTGAGGACCCACCTCCCCCTGCCGGCGGGTGCCCTTGGCCTTGCCGACCCCCCACCCCCTGCCCGAACAGATCCGCCTGGCGGTCCTGCCCCAGCACTCCGCTCTTCGAACTGCGTGATCCGTTGTTCTCACCCATCGCAACCCCCTGATACTGCGTTGCCCCTACCCCTGCGAACTGCGCCTTCTGTCAGAGCGCGCAGTTCACCTCAAATGTGTTTTCCGGCGGCTATTGGAGTTAGCCGGCTTTTTCGTCAGTTTTTCGTCGCCCCCATAATCGTCCGCCAGCGCCCGCCGCTGCTGCATATCTCCGTCGAGGCAGGCACGCACACCTCCCGTTCCATGCGGCAACCGCGAACACAAAGGCGCGTTCATCGCTTGCTGCGCTCCAATTCGCGCACCAGGTCAGACAGCGGGGTCCTGATGTTCTTGAAGGGGTTGGCGGCGTCGACCACCTTCGTCAGGTTGCGCATAGCCAGGTGCGTGTAGATCTCGGTGGTCTTGGGATCCGCATGCCCGAGCAGGGCCTGGCGTGTGATCAGATCGACCTCGTTCTCGGCCAGCTCGGTGCCGTAGAGGTGGCGCATGGCATGGGCGTGCAGCTGATCTACAGGGATGCCGGCGCGCTGCCCATACTTGCGGATCATGTCGTGGATGCTGCGCTTGGAGATCCGGCGCTGCTCGCCGTGATAGTCCTGCGGGGGGATGGCCCGATTCATCGTGCTGACGAACAGCACGCGATCGCCGCTGGGCAGCGTCCGATCGATCGAGGCCAGATCCCGGTGCCCGAGGTAGGCGTGCAGGATGTACTTCACGTCGTGCGGGGCCGGCACCAGGCGCTCGCGCTTACCCTTCTCCATCACCTTCAACACCAGCCACTCGACACCCTTTACGTCGACGAGCTGCAGGGATGACTCGTTGAGTCCGACCAGGCCGCTGGCGCGCAGGCCGCAGCCGATCAGGGTCATCAGGATCGCGCAATCACGCACCCCTTCGAAGGTGTCCAGATCCGGCTGATGCAGCAGCGCCTGGGCGTTCTTCGATTCCAGCGGCGTCGGCAGCCGCCGGCCGGCGATCGGGTACGGGATCCCAGCGGCTGGATCGTCGCCGCGCAGGCCTGCGCGGCGAGCCCAGGCATAGAACCCCTTCACCGCGGCAACGATGGTGCGCCGGCTCCTGGGCGACAGCCCCTCCTTGTGGGCATGCAGGCCGGTGAATTCCTCGAGGATGGCCTGGTCTGCGCGCAGCAGGTCGACATCCCGGCCGGCGAGGAAGGTCGCCAGGCGGGTCAGATAGCCGCGGTACTTCGTCACGGTCCCTTCGGCCTTCCCTTGGTTGTGCTGCTTGAAGCGCAGCCAGGCCTCGATCAGGTCGTTCATATATAAGTTACCCCCTCGAAAATCGGCGCCGTGGGGAGACCACAGGCAGCGCAACCTGTGGATCCGTGGATACCCCCTAAAACAGGGGTTAAGTATTTGTTAAAGAAAAGGAATGGTTTCCACAGGTTTCCACAAAATAACCTGTGGAAGGGCGAAAAATCCGTGGATGCTTTTTTGCTCAGGGGGGCGAACTTGTGGATCAGTGTTCGCTTATATTCACCCCTCAAAAGCCCTATTTCTCTCTCTCTTTTCAATAAATTAGAGAGAGAGAGAGTAAGGCTAATCGAAAATAGCGGTTGTGGACAAAAACGGCGAATCCGTGGAAGCGGAAGGCAAAAACGTGGAAAAACGGGGTGGACTTGGCAGAAAAACGACTCCACGAACAATAACTTAACCTTATGCATCCACGGATTCCACAGGTTTTTTGCACTCCCACCGTGAACTTTTGGAAAAAATCGGCCGCACGCAGCCCTTCCCCTCGACGGAAAATTGACGTGGGCGCAGCCTGATTCTTGGGGGGTACGGGGGGAGAGGATCATGCCTCGGGCGGGTCGGACGATTCGGGGCGGGAGGCGTAGAGACCGAATCCTTTGAGCAGATCCAGGCTCAGGGCGAGCATGTGAGCCTCCCTGCGGCCGCCGATCGTGCGCTCGACGTCGGGGTTGACCACCACGCCGGCATCGATCAGCTGGCGCTTCAGCACCCTGTCAGACTTCACCGGCAGGGCGTTCCACTTGTCGCGCAGCGACATGGTGTGGGAGATATGGTCCATGACGTGCCCGGTGCGGACGCAGAGGCAGTCCTCCTCGTCCACCTCGGTGAAGGTGTGCGGGTGGCGGAAGTTGCCGGCCGCCAGCTCACTCAGCAGGATCTCGATGATCCAGACCCAGGGCTCGCGGTCCGCATCGGTCTCGGCGATGTGGCCGTTCATCTCGGCGACCACGTCGTCGATGAACCCGCCCTGGTCGCGATCGATGTCCGCGAAATCGCACAGCAGCCGCCAGGCCGCGAGCACCGCGGCGTAGTTGCCGGCCATGCGCTTGGCGCCCTCGTCGGACGACGCGGCGCGGGATTTGTCCAGACAGAACTGCCGGGCCCGGTTGTAGACACTCAGCACCTGCGGCCGGGTGTGCTCGGTCAGGAACTGCAACCACTCCCGGACCGGGAACCGGGGCAGATCCTCGGGCATCAGCGGCCCCTTGCGGTTGGTCAGATCCGTGCGCACCACCTTGCCGAGCAGCGAGCGCACCGGCACATCTTCACCGGCCAGCAGCACCGGCGCGCACACCAGGTATTCCGTCATCGCCGAGCCGCGCTTCGTCGGAGAATACTGATAGGCCTCCTGCAGCAGCGAGACCGCTTTGTCGATCACATCCTGCCGGCGGGCGGACAATTCCTCCCAGCCCACCGGATGCGAGGTGTGCGAGATCGAGGTCAGCACGCGGAACTCCGTCTGCAGGCTCTGCCCCGAGAACATGCTGAACCCGATCGTCCGTTCCAGCCGCTTCACCAGCGTCGACTTCCCGTGCCCCTTGCCAGCCTGCATGATCATGTGCGGCCAGAACCCCAGGAACGCCTTCAGATGCGCCCCCAGGCCCCAGATCAGCGGCATCGCCGCGGCGTTCTGCTTGAACGTCGACTGATAGGCCTCGACCACCTTGCGCGCGTCGCCCTTCGGGCCGGATGGGAAGATCAGATTCGAATACGGGCATTGCTGGTCGGGGTCCGTGAAGTAGCAGTCCGGCCCCTCGTTCACGACCGGCCGGCCATCGAGCCAGGCCAGCCCGACGAAGTTCACCGCGTGCCGCGAACCGAGATCCGCGCCGCGCTCGAGGATGTTGATCATGCGCAGGAACGCCCCGCGATCGAACACCGGCCCGAACTTCTGCCACTGATCGACGTTGTGCAGCTTGTCGTCCTCGAACACCCGGCGCACCAGCTGCGCCCCGTGGCGCGGCGTCTGCACCGACACCGCGAACAGCGTCTTCGGCTGGTTGTCGACCTCGCCGGTCATCGTCGCCGTCGCGCTGGAGACCGTCACCCTCGATAGCGACGCCACCCGGAACCCGCACAGGTCGCCGAACTCCAGCTTCTCCTGGCCCATGTCGTCCTCGGTGCGCTTCTTGACGAACGACGTGAAATCCTCCTTGGACCGGTAGCGCCAGTACTGCGCATAGTCGTGCCCTGGAAGGAACACCCGCGGCCTGCCGCGGCCCTTGTCGTCGCCGCGCACACCTGGAATCACATAGGGATCCATCCGGCGCAGCACATGCTTCAGCTCCTCCGCGCCGAGATCCTGCAACGCATCGTTGACGTCGTTCCACTCCCAGTCGCCCTGGTCCACCAGGTGGGCGCTGATATTCAGCGCGACCAGCTTCTCGTGCAGCCGCCAGGCCGCCCAATCCCCGGGGCAGCGCCCGGCCATCGGGTGCCCGTCCGGGAACGGCTCGTCGTGGTCCATGCACAGCACCACCTTCTTTCCTTGCAGGAAGCGCACATCGAGGCTGTCCGCATTGCCCACCCCGCGGATCGCCACCGAGGCCACACCCTTCATCCCGCACGACTCGACCGAGAGCGCATTGATCGGCGACTCGACCAGATAGACCGTGTGCGCCGACTTGAGCCGGTGCAGGTCCATATACCAGGGATAGCCCTGCTTCTCGCCCTGGCACTGTGTCTTGGTGCCGCCGTTCAGGTCCGGATCCAGGTAGCGCAGATCCACCGCCACGACATGGCCCGGGTTCATCGTGCGCACGATGAACGCCGCCGCCGGCCCACCGTGCCCGTGCTGGCCGGGATCGACCTTCTCCGAACGCCAGGTGTTGAACCCGACCGTCTTGCGCTGGATGGCCTGCTGCACCACCGCCTCGGAGATCCCGCGCCCGGTCAAGTACTCCAGCACCTGCCCGGCCTCGGCCAGGCAGCGCTCGGCGATGAACTCCGCGCGCGACCTCTCCCGCGGCGCCTCGGCGGTCTGATCCGGTCGCGACAGCGGGATGCCGTACAACTCGTGCAGCCGCTTGATGGCCGCGCCGGCATCGATGCCCTCGATGTACATGACCAGGTCGACGCAGGTGCCGCCCTCGCCCGTCGAGTGATCCTTCCAGCGCGTGCCCTGGCGGTAAATCGACAGCGACGGCGCCTTGTCCGCATGGTGCGGACTCCGGTAGTTGCCGTTCTTCTGCGGTCGCTGCAGATCCAGCTTCTCGGCCAGGTCGTGCAGATCGATGCGTTCTTTCAGCTCTTCGATGGTTGCCACTGATTCGTTTCACTTCTTTAGGTGGCGGCTTGGTGGCCTTGGGTTATGCGCTACACGTCAAATCCGCATGCACTTCGTGCGCGAAATTCGCCTCTATCAGCGCCCGCGCCACCGGCGGGCAGACGCTGTTGCCGCACATGCGCACCTGGGCGGTCTTGCTGAACCGTTCGCCGGCCGGGCCGTGGTCGATGATGTAGCTCTCCGGAAAGCCCTGGGCGCGGTAGAGTTCGTGCGGCTGGAGCATGCGCATGCCGATGTCGGTGAGCACGTAGGTCGCGCCGTCCAGGGTCACCGTGACGAGCTGCAGGCGGTCTTTGCTGGTGATGGTCGGCGCCGGGTCGCGCAGATCGCGGCCGGTGGTGCCGCTGCCCTGGCCGTAGTAGGGGGCGAGCAGGGCGGCCACCAGGGCGGCGTGGGTGCCGCCGGCGCAAACGGTCGGGGCCGGGTCGCGCAGATCGCGCATGCGCTGGTCGCTGCCCTTCTGGTTCAGCAGGTGGGCGGCGACGACGGCGTGATGGTCGATGGCGGTGACGGTGCCTATGGGGTCGCGCAGGTCCGAGCCGACGACGCCGGTATAGTGCTTGGCGATGAAGGCGGCGACTAGGGTGCGCCGCGATCCCAGTTGAAGAAATCTTGCGTCTCCAGCGCCTGCTGTAGCGTCGTCAGCGCCTGCTCGCTCGCCGGGATGGTCTTTTTCCACCAGCCCTGAACGCCGATCATCCCGTCGCTCGGCTGACTCAGCAGCACGTACAGCTCTGACAGCTCCGGCTTGATCACTGCGCGGATCTCCAGAATTTCGAACGTCGAATTCGCCATCGGTGTAGCCCTCTTTGGTGGGTAGAATAAACGGGTTGGAACTCTCGACCACAAACCGCTGCACGCCTCGCGCGATGCGCTTGAGGGTGTTCTGCGCGAGCGGCTTCTTGCGCTCGAAGATCGACGGTGCAGGGATGCTCCAATCGATGCATTCGGCGGCGGTGCGCCAGGGCGCGAGCTTACCGCGCCGCACGGCCAGGCTGGCGGGCGCGCCGTGGGTCGGCTTCGGCCAGCGGATCGGGATGCCGTCACGGCGGGCGATCAGGAACAGGCGGCGGCGGATGGTCGGGACGCCGTAATCGCAGGCGCGCAGCAGCTGGTGCTCGACCTTGTAGCCGAGTCGCGCGAGCTGGCGCACGAATTCGGCGAACTGCTGGCCTTTGCGCAGCGGGCAGGGCATGCCGTCTTTCGTGAGCGGCCCCCAGTCGGCGAACTCCTCCACGTTTTCGAGCGCGATCATGCGCGGGCGCAGGCGGCGCGCCCACTTGACGACGACCCAGGCAAGTCCGCGGCGGCCGCTGCTGACCGGCTTGCCGCCCTTGGCCTTGCTGTGGTGGGTGCAGTCCGGCGACGCCCACAGCAGGCCGACCGGCTGATGGCCTGCGACGGCGTGCGGGTCGACCTTGAACACGGATTCGCAGAAGTGGCGCGTGCCCGGGTGGTTGACGGTGTGCATCGCGACCGCTTCCGGGTCATGGTTGACGGCGATGTCGACGGCCCGGCCGAGCGCGGCCTCGATACCGGTCGACGCGCCGCCGCCGCCGGCGAAGAGGTCGATCACCAGCTCGTGGCCGAGGTTGAGGCGGTGCTGGGTCATGCTCCATCCTCCATCGGCGCCCGATCTGCGAGCCGGCCTGGATCCGCAGTGGTCTGCCAGCTACTGTTCGCGGCAATGTTGTACGGTTGGTCATATACGGTCACGCCGGCCTGTGGCGGGTGTTTGAATTTGACGTACTTCAAAAAACCCCACGACTTCACCCGCCGCCCATGAATGAACAGTGTCCACGTCTCCGGGTGCGCCTCCAGGATGCGGTGGAAATCGCGGCCGCGGATGATGTTGATGCGGCCGGCGCGCAGCCAGCGGAAGCGCTTCGCCCAGCCGGTGCGCGGATCGAACCAGCGCAGGCGCTCCTCGAGGTAGCCGCCGGTCAGGACGATGGCGACGGACCAGGCCCAGGGGTGGTCGTGCACCCATTCGTCGGCGTCGCGGGCGACGAAGCGGTGCAGGTAGGCGGTGATGCCGAACAGTCGGCCCAACCAGTAGCGCTCCAGATAGCGCTCGCCCTGGCCGCGATGGATCAGGCGGCACGGCCGGCCGGCTGTGATGCGATAGAGGATTCTTGCGATGGTTTTCATTTGTGTTTCCTGGCCAGTTTCTTCTTCATCCGACGCGCATTCCGGGACGATCCTGGCGCGAGTTCTTCGGCGCGTTTCGCCGCCATGACTTTTGCGGCCTCCTCGCATATGTGCTGGCTGGCATCAGTGGTGCTCACGATGCTCTCGCCGCAATAGAAACAATGCGATGACGTGTAATATTGATGTTCCGCGCTCATGCCCGCCCCTTGTTTGTTCGCGCATCGTGGTCCGCCAGCCGCTGCGCCGTTTCCAGGTCCACGAGCTGGAAGTCGATCGAGTCCTTGTGGCCGTGGGTGTAGACGACCGGCATGCCGGGCGCGAACTCGGCCTGGAAGCGCTCGATGTCCTCGGATGTGACCGTGACCATCGCGCGGCCGACCAGCTTATGGAGAATGATCGCGGCCATCTTCTGCCAGTGGCCGTCGAGCTGCTGGAGGGTGGTGTTGTCTGGGTTCAAGGTTTTTACGCTCATGACGTCGCCCTCCCCTGTTCGATCTCCGCCACAGCGTTGATCGCATTCGCCGCGGCGACCAGGTAATCGTCGGACGGGCGCTTGTGGATCTCCTGACCGGGGCGGTAATGCCGGAACACGGCCTTCTTGAGCGCCTTCGGCACCAGCTTCCAGTGGCGGCGGCACATCAGCAGCTCTGGCGACACGTGCTTGGTGCAGCCGTGGGCGTGGCAAGTGTGGGCTGGCCGGGTCATTCCGGCAGCCGGCGGATGCCGTTCCTGAAACACGCCTGGTAGATGTTGTTGTCGGTGCGGCCCGGCAGCAGCGGTCGCACGCGGGCGATGCCGCCGAGCGGGTATTCGGTCTTCAGGATGTTCAGTTCTTCGGTTGTCCATGACTGCTTTGGTCCTCTGGGTTTGCCTTTGCAACGGCTGCGCAGGCCGAGCTGCATGACGCGCATCCGGATGGATTGATCGCTGCGGTGGGGAAGCCACTCCCGCGCCGCCTTGATGCCGCCATCCGGATAGACTTCGCGCAGTGCAGCGATCTCGGCGGTTGTCCAGTGGCGCACGGGCCGCTTCTCGCGTGGAGGCGACGGCTCGCGTTGTTCGCTCGCGGCCGGCTGGCGTTGCGGATCGATGCCGAATTCGGAAAGTTTCATGGTCATGCCTCCACGCAGCGTTCGGTCTGGCGCTGTTCGGTCTGGTCGGGGTCTTGGATCGGGTGCAGGCTGGACTCCGCGGTCGCGTAGCCGATATCCGTCAGCACATCGACCACACCGTGCACGCGCTGTCCCGGGAACAGGCGGGCCAGATACAACGTCCACTCGATCGGCAGATGGCAGTCGAGCGTCTCGATTTTCACGATCCGGCCGCGCATTTCCGGGCGGATCCGCGGGTGGTCCATGATGGCCAGGTCGCCGGGTTTCCAGTTCATTACACCGGCTCCGGCAGATCGCGGATGCTGAGCGCGGCCCGGATCTCGCGCATCTTTTCCCTTTGCCCTTCACGCCAGCCCAGGCCATAGGCCTTGTTCGCGAATGAGAGCGCGGTGCGGATCTGGTCGTCCGTCCAGTCCTCATCGAACCGATACAGGAAATATCCGTCGCAATCGTATGCGACCGCGCTGGCCGGGTAGTCCGGATCGTCTCGACAGATGTTTAGATCTTGCTGGTCACACAGCTTTTTCACTGTCCGAACTCCTTCTCCGCCGCCGCGATCGCGCGATTGACCTGTATGCTCATCCTTGCCGCCCCGACATGTGCAGCACCGCCGCCAGGATGGTGCCGAGAATGAATCCGAATGCGCAGCTTAGGTAGAACCCAAGCATCCCGAGGGTGATGTCACCCAAATGTTCGATCAGATAGTCCATGACTCCCCCTTGTAGGTGGCCCGTATCGTGGGCTAGCCGGTCGGATCACCCGGGTGAAGGAGAACCCATGCCATGAGGTCCCGGGCTCCGACTGCCGGCGTTACTCTGCGCGCCACCGCCGGCTGGGCGCGGGCACCACGATCACCACATCGCGGATTGTTTGGTCATGTAATACCGCCGCCGCTCGCCCTTGTTGCGCAGCGTTTCCACTACCCCCCCCTCGCGAGGCGGGACAGCGCATAACGCGCCTGACCGGGCTTTACGCCGGCCTCGCGCGCGGCATCGACGGGGCTGTAGATCACACGCGGTTTGAGCGCGGCGAGCACGACGTGCTGGATGTCGGTCATGCGAGCACCTCCACGACCAGCGCGCCGCCAGACATCTCCAGAAGCATGCCCATCAGCGCCATCGAGTGCGGGCCGATCACGCGCACCACCAGCTGCTCCGCCTTCGGATCCTGGGCGCGGCGCCGGCCTTCGGCGATCAGCGCGTTGATCTTCTGCGCCAGCCCGCAGTAGACGGTGCGATCGCCGTCCTTGCGGGCGCAGGCGGCGTACTGGTCGCGCAGCCAGGCGGCGTAGTCGTCGACCTTCGGCGGCGGCGTGAACGGGTTGTTCGCGCCGTCGCGGGTGTCTATGTAATGGGCCTCGATGAACATGTCCGTCTCCTGCTCCGGCGGGTCCGCGAAGTCCACGACCACACCCTCGCAATTGAATGTCTTCTGGATGGCCGCGAGCTGCGGGTCCATCAGCAGCGCCGCGAGCTGCGGGCGGCTGCGCTTGATGCAGCGCCACACCAGCGACCAGGCGCCCGGGTCCTGCGCGGCCAGACGGGTCACGTTCACCTGGTCCGGGCGCTTGCGGTATTTCGTCCAGCGGATCCCGCGCAGGCTGAAATACTGCGGCACCGCCGACACCCCGTTCGGCCCGGCTTCGCGGCGCTGCTGACGTGCGTTTTTGAGAGCCCCCACGGAATTCGGCCTCGTCAGATCGCGCAGGCGGCGCGATCAGGCCTTCACGAAGGGCACGGGTCTGGCCAGCCGGCGCGCGCCCTGGCGGACGCGATAGCGCGGCAGGAACACATACGCCGCCAGCAGCGGCCACAGCAGCACGAACAGCCAGGCGCGCCAGGGCTTGTTGCCGATGAACCGGGTCACGCGGTTCGTGGTCAGGTCGATGGCCAGCATCACCAGCAGGGCGACGAGGACCCAGCCGGCGGCGGTGAGTGCGGTGGCGAACAGGGTATCGAGCAGTTCCATGGGACTCTCCTTACGCGGACCGGCCGCGGATGATGAGGACGGATTCGAGGGTTTCGAGGTCGGCGATAGCCCGGGTCTTGTAGCCGGAGATCGTATAGTCCGCCTCGGTGTAACTGAGGCCGGCGGCGATGCCGCTGATCCAGGTCGCCAGATCGCGCGGGTTCGAGTCCTCGGCGGGGTCGTCCATCTCTTTCCAGAGATCGCAGATCAAGCCGACCAACTCGCGGGACCAGTACTCCAGATCGGCGCCAGGACTCCAATAGAAACCCGGATAGGGAACCCCGCGGATCACTGCAGCCGGTTCATAGAACGTGGCGCCGATCGTCGGCACGCCGTAAGCGTTGCGCTGCGCGGCATTTTTGGCGTGCTGTTCCGACAGGAACTCCGCCGACTCGGTGACGCGGCCAGGCACCTCGATGCCCTGGCCCTTGCTGCTGACGATGCAATTGTTTTCGATGATCGATTTGTCGCTCACGACGCTTCCTCCATGGCCATCTGCAGATCGTCCCGATCCGGGAACGTGTACACCGCGCCGCTGACGATGCTCGCGTGGCCGAGCGCGTGCTGGACGATGGTGCGCGGATCCTTGGCCGTGCTGCGCTCGACCAGGCGCTTGGCCAGCGTGTGACGCCACCAGTGCGGCGAGGCCTCGACGGTCAGCCCGGCGGCCTGGCGCCAGTGCTGCATGCGGTCCTGGAAGGCGCGCACGCTCATGCCCTTGCCGGTCGCGCCCGCCTTGCGGCTCATCACCAGTGGCGCGTCGCCGATCTCCGGGTGGCCGAGCTCGCGACGGATGCGCAGCAGATCGCGCAGCGCCTGCACGGCCTTCTTGTTCAGGTGCACGACATAGCCGCGCTCGCCCTTGGCGATCGCACCGCGGATCTGCAGCCGCTGTTCGCGCAGCGCCTGGCGTGCGTCGTCCACCGTCAGGCCGGCCAGCGAGCCGACGCGGATGCCGGTCTGGCGCAGCAGCCGCATCCAGGCGTAATCCCGCTGCGCGAGCAGCTCCGCGCGATTGCCGACAGCCGCGAACAACCGCCGCTCCTCGTCGGGGCGCAGATAGCGTTCGAATACTTTGCGTTCGTACATGGCTTGGTCACCTCGTTGTACGTGGTCATTGATCCTGAACGGCACCGCGAAAGATGCGATGCCTCAACTTCCCTTCTTCGCATCCCGCGAACCAGGCGTCGCTTTCTGCTGTGCCGATCTCGAAAGGGCAGTAAAAATCCGCCCGATCCATCTCCCCTTGGCGATACCGCAAAAACGCGAGACAACCGGCCTTATAGGCGTCGCTTCGTGGGTCGCGCACTCTGTCAAAGGCCTCATCAAAAAGCTGTTGCGCCGTGATCTTCATGCCCGCAACCCCGGCGCCGACACCTTCTGGTCCGTCGCCACCTCGACCAGCACCGCAACCGGGCGCTGTTGCTCGTCCAGCCGCAGCGCCTTGGCGATGACGCTGTAGCGGTAACCCTCCACCACCGACAGCCGCGAGCCTTCGGGGCTGGCGTAGGTCGCCAGTGCCGGCTGGTATTCGTCGCCGACGCGATTGATCGCCAGCACCGCCATCAGCCCGGGCCACAGCACCTTCGCGTAGCCCGGCTCCAGCCACACCCGCGTGCGCGGCAGATAGGGCTGCTTCACGCCGGCGTTGATGATTTGAAATACCGTCCCCATGTCCGCCTCCTCGGCTTGTCCTGTGTCTCCGCGACCCGCTCCAGCAACCGCCGCAGCGTCGCGTCGCTCACCGCCTCATCCAGCGACATCCGCGCCGCGAGATCCGGCACGGCCCGAAAGGCCCGCGCCAGGCGCTCGCGCTCACTCGTCGACCGGTCCACCGGCCTTGACCGGCCGCGGACGGATGAACCGCGCCCGCAGCTCGGCCCCGAAATACACCCACAGCTTCGACGCCGGGATCTGCAGCTGCTGGCCGGCGCCGACGTTGTCCACCGCCCGCCGCAGCCCTTGCCGGCGCAGCGCCTCGGGCGGGTTGTCGCGCACGTCAGCCATCGATCAGCGACTCCAGCCGCGCCAGGAACTCGAAGAACCGCTGGATGTCCTCGAAGCCCTCGGCGCGGATGCGTTCGAACTCCGTGCGCGTGATCCGCCCATCCTCCAGCGACTCGCCGATGGCCACCGCCGTCTGCCCGACCTCGGCGTGATAGCGCGCATAGGCCGTCAGCAGCTCCACATCGGAGACGCGCGAGAAGTCGCCCAGAGGAATGCAGGTGTGGTTCAGCAGATTGGCTTCGGCATAGAGGATGTCGAAGCGCTGCGCGGTGTGCTGGATCGCCACCGCCTCGGACACGAACAGCGCCGTGCCGTCGTATTCCGGGTTGACCTTGTTGCTCAGCGTGCCCGGGCGCATCCCGCACAGCGGCGCCAGCTTCACGGCCCCGCCGGGGAACTCGTGGACGACCCGGTATTGCGCCTCTTCCAGAGGCGAGAAGATCCCTATCATGTGAGCCGCACTCTCCCGTTCACTGGTCAATGAACGAGGCCCTGGCTACCCTGCGGCTGCATGCGGGTGATACCCTTGCGACCGAGGTGAAACGGTGACCCTTAAGCCAGTAACCTCACCGCTCCGGCCAGCGCTGCAACGCTGGTCGGGGCACTTTCCTTCAGGCGGCTTTGCGGCCGGCCTCCTTCTCCAATACCTCGCTGAGAATCTGCACGGCCTGCGCGTTCATGCTGCGGCCTTCCTGCTGCGCCTTCGTCTTCAGGCGCCGGCGCAGTGCGAGCGGCAGGCGCAGATTCAGCTTCGCCAGATCCTGACTCGGTGGTTTCGTTTTCATCGTGGACTCCATGATGGCCAGTTGCGTAAGAACATAGTGGCACTTTGCCACCATGTCAAGCGGCCACTTGCCAGCATCGTCAAGGTGGCAATTTGCCACTATCCTTAAGCGTATGGCTGAAAAGGAAAAATACCCGAGCCGACTAGCGGATAAATTCGTCGTCCGTATGCCCAAAGGATTGCGCGACTTGATATCCGAGAGCGCCCAGCACAATCACCGCAGCATGAATGCGGAGGTCGTGTCCAGGCTGTTGAATTCTCTTGAAGAAGAGGACGGCGGCATCCCTGGAGTCAGGGAGCCTAGAGCGGCATACACCGAGATGGAGACGACCCTGATCACCCTGTACCGAAGATTGCCGGAGGACAAGCGGAAGGCCTTGCTGGCCCTGATCGCATAACAACAACGGGAGGGAAACGATGAAAATACCCAAGAAGGTGAGCGCTCGCTTCGTCGCGAGCCTGAAGCCCTATCAAGCTGTCGCCCTGGCGCAGAAGAACCGGGATGTTTCCGAGGCGGACACCGTCACCCTGGTCAAGGACATCCTGGCCGACGTGTTCGGCTACGACAAATACACCGAGCTGACCAGCGAGCAGCAGATCCGCGGCACCTACTGCGACCTGGCCGTGAAGCTCGACGGCCAGATCAAATACCTCATCGAGGTGAAATCCGCCGGTGTCACGCTCAATGACAGCCACCTGCGCCAGGCCATCAACTACGCCGCCCACCAGGGCATCGAGTGGGTCGTGCTGACGAACGCGATCGACTGGCGGCTGTACCGCGTGAAATTCGGCCAGCCGATCGACTTCGATCTCGTCACGGCCTTCGATATCACCGCCATTAACCTGCGCCAAGCGGACGACCAGTGCCGGCTGTTCCTGCTGTGCCGCGAGGGTATCGTGAGTGATGCCATGGGCGCCTATCACCAGCACGCGCAGTTACTGAACAAATACACCGTCGCGCAGATCGTGCAGTCAGACGCCATCGTCGGCGTCATCCGCCGCGAGTTGCGGCGTGCATTCCCGGATCTGAAGGTAGATAACTCGGAGATCTCCGACATCCTCGCCAACGACGTGCTGAAGCGCGAAGTCACCGAGGGCGAGAAGGTGAAGGAGGCACAGCAACGGCTGAAGCGCGCCGCCAACAAGGCGGCTCGCGGCGCCGACAAAGCCAAGCCGACGCCGCCAAACGAACCCGTCCTGCAGGAGGCCGCCGAATGATCGCCCGCATGGTCATCGCCGTGATGGTCGCAACGCTGACCGCCTGCGCCACACCCATCGGTAAATTCACGGATGAGGATTTTGTCTGGAGCCGCCGCGAGGTCGCCGACAACTATCAGGCAGTTTATCGCACCGTATTTCAGACATCCAAGGAATGTGCTGGCGTCAGAACCGAAGGGAATCTGTACACCGATATCCGCCAGGGCACGGTCGATGTCTACCTCGCCGATGCGTTCGGCGGGCGCAGCCCCTGGGTGCTGGGCACGGTGCGCATCGAGGCGCTGTCCGACGATCTCACGCGGGTATCGGTCGGGGTGAACAAGAGCCTGGACAAGCCGCTACTCGGAAAGGAAGGTGGTCAGCGCGAAACCATTATGCAATGGGCGGACGGGGTTTCGGGCTGCTCGTGACACTCCGCTTCGCCGCCGCCAGATCCAGCGCGGCGCCTTCGAGATGGGCCCACACGCCATGGCGGTGGGCGTCTTGCTTGAGTCGGTAGACCATCCGGATCAGCGCCGCGATGTCGGCGGCCAGGGTGTCGGCCTCGACATCGCGGGCGCTCATCGCCCCGCCTGATCCGGCGGCACCAGGCCGCCGTCGGCGCGGCGCACGTAGCCCGGCTGCACCTGGCCGGGGGCGACTTCGATCCACTCCAGCGCGGGGTGGAAGGCGGGTTTGGTCGGGGATTGCAGCACCTCGATCACGACGTCGTTTTCGATGCGGGCAAAGGTCTTCATGCTCAATACTCCACCAGGACGCAGCCCTGCGCGCCTGCTCCGCCTGGTTCGTTGTATCGGCCGCCCGCGCCGCCGCCGCCAAAGCCGACGCCGGCCGGGTTGCCGTTCTGGCCGCCGTGCCCGAGCGGCGTCGAGCCGCCGTTGCCGGCGAGCTTGAGCAGCGAATATCCGGGATCGATGAAGTAATTGTCCAAGTACGACCCGCGGCCGCCGTTCTGGCCGGGGACGTGCAGGTTTCCGCCGTAGCCCTGGCCGCCGGCGCCGGGCGTGCCGCCGGCCAGCGCCCCATTTGCGCGCGCGCCGCCACCGCCGCCAGTGGCCGATACCCAGCTGCCGAAGCTGCTGGTCCCGCCGGTACCGCCATTGCCGCCGGCGCCGCCGGCCGCGCCGCCGCCGCCGACCGTGATGGGGATCACCTGCCCCGGCGTGACGTCCATATAGCGCTCGGCATAGCCGCCGCCGCCGCCGCCGCTGCCGCCAGCTTCGTCTGTGTTGAACCCGCCGCCACCACCGCCACCGCCGCCGCCGATCACCCGCACCCGCACCCGCGTGATGCCAGCCGGCACCTGCCAGTTCGTCACGCCGACCGTGCCGAAGCCGGCCAGGCTGCGGATACCGGCATTGCCGTTCGCCATCGCGACGATCCGCCCCTGGGCGTCGATGGTGACGTTCGCCGAGGTGTAGGTGCCGGCGGCCACGCCGACCACGCCGGGCTCGTAGCTGTTCAGAAGTTCCCAACGTGAGCCGGCTGCGTGATAGGTGAGCAGCAGCATGTGCCCGCTGCCGGCGATCGCGCCGGCGGTCAGCGCCGCGCCGCCGCGGCGGGTCACGGCGCGGGCGCCGAGGCCGTTCAGGTTCAAGGTGACGGCGGCCGTGTTCTGCGCTGCGGCACGCACAAGGATGTGCATGCCATCGACCAGCGCGCTCGGCGTCGGCACCAGGGTCGCGGTCAGCGCGTTGGCCGTGCCGCCGGCGGTGCCGGCGAAGATCACGCTGCCGGTCTGGGTCATCGGCTGCGCGTCGAGCATCTGCTGTACCAGCTGCATCAGCGCGAGGAGGTCGGAGCGCGCCGTCTGCGGGTTGTCGGTGCCCTGATCGGTGTTGTCGGTGTTGATCGTTCCGGTCGGCCAGGTCATGGGGTCAAACTCCTTTCACGGTAACGTCGATCACGGCGTCGGCGAGCACGTCGCTGGCGTTGTAGATGCGGATGCGCGGGCCGTCGGCGACCTGTTTGTCGATCAGTTCCCAGCTCCAGCCGGCGCCGACGTTCTGCAAGGTGACGGACACCGTCTTGATGAAGGTGAAACTGCGCTGCAGCGGGATGCGCACGTCGCCGACGCCGATGCGCTGCGCGCCGGTCAGGGTGCTGGTGTCGAGGTCGTCGACGTCCTCGATGATCGGGTCGGCGGCCAGGATGATGCTGCCCGACGTCACGCGCGGGAACGCGCCGGATACGGCCAGACGCACGCGGTAGTAGCGCGCCGTGACCGCCGGGCCGATCGGCTCCCAGGCGCTCCAGACCACGTTGTCGGCGCTGTACTGGTTCTCCAGGATCTGCGCGCCGAACGCGGTGAACGTCACCAGCGGCAGGAAGGTCACCACGGCGCCGATGTCGATCTCGTGCAGGTACTCGATCGCGCCGGCCGGGTCGATGGTCCAGCTCTGCCAGGCGTCCCAGGTGGTCGGCAGATCGTTCCAGGTGCCGTTGTCGTTGGCGATCAGCGTGCCGTCGCTGTCGACGTAGCAGTTGGTCTTGGTGCCGCTCCAGCCCTCCTCGACCAGGTTCACGTACTCGATCACCCCGGCCATGCGCGGGTCGCCGATCGCCAGGCTGATGTAACGGGCGTTGACGCTCTCCAGGCCGGCGGTGTCGATGGCCTTGATCGCGAACGTATAGGTGCCGGCGGCGAGCTGGTTGCTCTCGAACGGGCTGGCGGTCAGCACGCCCTTGTGCATCGGCGTCATGCTCTCCCACACGCCGGACGAGCCGAGCACGTAGCGGATCTGGTAGCCGAGCAGATCCGGCGGCGGGTTGGCCAGCTCCCAGGAAAACTCCCGCGTGCCGTCCGGCTGGCGCTGCACCAGGAAGGTGGTCACGTCCGGCGGCGTCAGGGTCTTGCCCTGGATGTTGTAGGTGGTCTCCAGCCGCGACTGCGGGCCGTACTGCCCGCGCAGGTTGAACCCGACCACCTCCAGGCTCAGCACGCCGCCCGGCTGGGTGGTGAACTCGACGCGCCGCTCGGCGGTCTGGCCGACCTGCTCGCGCGGCGCGCCGTTGAGCCCGGCACGCACGATGGCGCCGCCGTACTCGCCGGTCACGTTCCAGGTCAGGGTGATGATGGTCACGTAGCCGGATCCGGCACGGACCAGCTGCTCGGTCACCTCCAGATCCGCCAGCGCCGGCAGGCGGCTGGCCGGCAGGTTCGGGGTGTAGGTGTAGCTGTTGCTCTCGGCCAGGTAGTAGTCGTCGGTCTCGTCGGTGGCGCTGATGCGCACGCGGCTCTCGGACAGTGGCTTCACGCCGGTGATCTTCAGTTTTTTCCCGGGCGTCGCCTTGGGTTCGAAGCTCCAGGTCCAATCGCATGCGGGGTGGTCCGGGTCGTCGTCCGGCGCGGACGGCAGCGGCGTGGTCAGGGTGATGGTGTCGGTCTCGTCGATGGAATACACCACGTCGTAGATGTCGTAGGTGCCATCCGGCGCGCGCAGGCCGATGTAGTGCGCCAGGCCGGGCGTGAACGTCACCGCGCGGTCGAGCACCAGCTCGGTGGCCGTGCCGGATACCAGGCGGCCGCTGGCGCCCCACTGGGTCAGGTCGTGGGACATGCTCACGACGTCGCCGCGATCCACCGCCAGCCCCTCGAAATCCGCCTCCCAGCTCACGCGGCGCACGCGGTGGATGTGCGCGGCGGCGAGCAGGTTGGCCTCCTTGCCAGCCATCTCGGCGTCGTCGCAGCCGAACAGCTCGACGAAGGCCTGCGACACCGGGTTGGTGACGCCGGGCACCAGTGCGCGCACAGTGTCCGGGGTGTAGTTCTTGGCCGGGTTGATGAACTGCAGCACGATCTCGTCGGC